GTTCGAAAGTTGTTGGATCCATTACTGGGCCTGTGCTCATTAATGGAATGTAAGGGCAATAGAACGCTGGAGCGTCTGTTTCGCTTGATCCTTTGTATCCAACTAGTACAGATGTACCGTCAGCCGCGTAGTTATCAACAAATACTTTAACAGTACCGTTCAATGTACCTACAAACTTACTGTTTACAGGTGCTTCGAAAGGACCTTCTGTTGATCTTACGAATGTTGAAGTGGTAGCAGATTGTAGAATTGTTAAAGCCTGTGGACTTACAACAATATAGTTACCTGCGCCTCTTCTTGTTCTAGCGGCGATCAAGTTAGCAACTCTGTTGACAAGAATCGCTAAGATTGCGTGTCTTTCACCGATATATGTTTGTGTACCAGTGATACCTGTATTGAAATCTAATGTTTCAACTGTAGGAGCAAGTGCTCTAAGTTTTGCTAACATTTCTTGATCGATTTCAACAGCAATCTCTTGTGCTAATGCCTGCATGATTTCTGCTTCGATATCAACACCGTGCATTGCGTTTGCGTCTTGAGCAGATTCAAATGTCCATCTTGCTGATAGACGTCTGGATTTTGCTTCAACTGTTTGCTTGAGGATTTGAATGCTAAGTTTTGAGCCTGCTGTTCCTTCACTAGCCGCTGTAGCATCAGGTGAACCTGAGTATGCTGTTGCTAATGCGAAAGGACTCAATGCTTCTTGTCCTGCTGTTACAGAATCTTTAGACTCTGCGTATCTTACCCTTAGGGTATGAATTTGTCCTACTGGACCAGTCATTGGTTGCACACCAAGTAATTCGTTGGCGATCAAAGAAGGCATGACCCTTCTAATAAGTGGTAACATAACCTTGTTTAAAGTTGCGATGTTTCCGCTCATTGTTGAACCAGATGATGCGGCTTCTTGAAGTTGAACTTTTGCGTTCTCAAGAATTACATCCATGGTACTTTTCTTTGATCCTTGTAAACCTTCTAGTAAGGCTTCCTTGGTTGCGGACCAATTTGATTCGAATAATGCTTCTGCCATTATAATCTCCTAATTATTTAAGTCCGGCTAATTTTCTGATGACGTCTAACTCGACAACATCTTTAGTTTCTTCACTGGAAGTACCGGTTTGTCCTTCCAACGATCTATTACCAGTGTGCTCTGTGGTCACTGATTCTTGTATTACTTCTTTCTTTGCTCTAACAGCAACTTCCTCGTTTAATACACTTGGAAGATACTTATTGAATTGCTTCTCTAAGTTTTCTGTTTTAACACTTTCAAGAAGTTCGGTCATCAACTCTTTTTTGTCCTTGTTTAAAGGAGCAATAAGTTCGTTAAGAACCTTGTCTCTGTTGTGTCTATCTTGAGAGACTCTCAATTTAGACTCAACTAATGTTTTTTCTTCTGAAATTCTTTCTGCTTCGGCAACCATATCTTTGACTTTTTTGTCAAGATTTGATATTTCAGATTTGAGTTTTCTAACTTCTGTATTTTCATTTAGATAAGAAGTAGCATACTCACTGGCCATTGCTTCAAAAATTCTTCTGCCGAATTCGTTTTCGCGAGCCTTAGTAATGTCTTCTTTGAATTGAGAAACTTCGTTTTTCAATGAAGAAGTAATTACCTTTTCTACTCTATCAGCGGCTCTCTTAATAAACTCTCTCTTAGCATCTGCTAATTGTTCCCTGCCTTCGCGTACTAACTGAACTTTCTTTTCAGCAAGATCACGTTTATCAGCATGAAACTCGCGAATTTCGTCAGCCACAGCGTCAAGAACAAAACTTTCTAATTTAGCAAAGTTTTCACCTTGTAATTGTCTGTCTTGCTTTAACTCTTTGACTTCGTTTGCTAATGTTTCTGTTATAAACTTGTTAAGAACGCCAGCATGTTCACTAACTGCTCTCTTATAGTTTACTCTTTCGGCAATAGTTGCCTTTTTGTCTTCAGCCAATTCTGCTAATTCGTCTTTTAACGAACTTGTGATAAATTTGTCCATTGCTTCAACAATCTGTTGTTTGTCATGTTCAAATCTTTGGGCAAATTCTTCACGTAGTTCTGCCGTTAATTGCTCTTTGGCTTCAGCAAGGCGTGATTCCCATGCTTCTTGAATCTGAGATCTAACTTCTTCAGATAAATTTCCTGATTCTAGAAGGTCATTAAATGTTTCCGCCATTTGCTATCTCCTATTTGAGTTCCAACTCTCGTATAAAATTGCTTATCATACGAGAAAGATGTATTTCTGCTTTTTTGTCATGTGTTACAGCGGATGCGAC